GCTACCTTCACCGCCAGCCGAGGGCGTTGTGCCAGTAATTCTAAAAACTCTAGCTTTTAAATTATTTGTCGCTTCGTTCATATAGACATTCATATGCCTCTTACGGACTGTGTCATACGAAAGGTTGTGTTTAGTGGCAACGTAACTTGCCCAAACTAATTCAGTGCTAAGTGTGATGTTCGTGCCTGACACAGAGGCAACCCTAGCTCTCCCGTAGTTAGAGGCACCTTGGTAAACAAGTAAAAAGTGACCTGACTCTTCGTCATAAGATATGTCACCTAAAACATTTCCTGACGACACTAAAGTCGGAGTTCCAAACGATACTGTGTTTCCTGATATAGTAGCCATTACGACATACCAAGAACTAGCTTGGTAAAGGATCATTATCTTTCCCGTAGCCGTATCTAATGCTGACCTCATTGCAGTCGTGTTGGTGGAATTAAACGCAGTGGGACTTGTAACGCTATTACTAGCTACACCAATACTGCTAACAGTCCCATCTGAGTTTACAACAACAGAATCACCTGTGGACAACACACCACTGGCAACGGCCTGTACTTCTCTCGTTTTTTCAGCGTTACCAATGATGCGCATATTGTTTATTCCCCGTCTTCTGCTTCTGGGTCTACCCAATCAGGATTCAATGTCCATGTAGTCCCGTCAAACGTGTACTTGTTACCAGACCAATCTTCTGGGGCGTTTGTCACGTTGTCAGTGATGGTCACTGTGGTACTGTTCAAGTCACCAATAATAAATTGTGCAGGATCACCTACAGTAATGTTATCAGCAGTAGCTGTGATTGTCACGTCATCAGCAAGGAGGTACTTGCTCAGACCGCTTGATGTTTCAACAATGGTCTTCATGTGTGTTTAACCTTTCACGATAATGGATTTAGAAGAGATGGCCGTTCCAGCCACAACAGACGGATCGGCAGGGGTTGTACCCAAAGTGCCATCAGTCTGCACATAGTAAGTCTGCCCAGCGGTTAAACCAGATTGGTTCTTGTCTACTGTGCAAGTCGAGTTAAGTGCTGCGGATTGACCGTCAGCGTAGCCGCTATTGGCAAAGCCTACAAAGTTCTCTATGGTGAGATTGGTGGAGGTGTAAGCATTTTGATAAACATCATACGACCTAGAAGCAGTCCCATTATCGTGATAAAAAACAACACTTTTGCCAGAAGAAGCGTAACCCGCTCCTAAAGATTGTGCGTTATCTGGTTCAAATTGAGTTGCAGAACTATAGCTGATACTTGTACCACTTACTGTACCACTTACTACTTTGCCCTTACTACCATCATCACCATCATTATAAAAAAGAACAACTTGTTTCGCAACAGAATCATACACACCAGAAATATACTGGGACTCTCCTTGCTCCCAAACGACTGCTGACCCAAAACTAATGCTGGTTCCAGATACAGTTCCAACCCTTGATGTGCCGTATTTAGAGTTACTTTCGTCCATATAACTCACAACAACTTTTCCGCTGCTTTGGTCAAAAACTGCGGAGTTATATTGAGTTTCAGTAGAAAGCACCGTTACCTCAGACCCAAAACTAATGCTGGTTCCAGATACAGTTGCTACTACTGCATTTAAAGGGTTTCCTGATACCCCAGAATCTGTATAACAAATAACTGTTTTATTATTATTGCTGTCATATGCAGCGCTTAAAAAAGCAGTAGTTCCTGAGTTAAAAGAAGCAGTAGCCCCAAAACTGATACTGGTCCCAGATACAGTTCCAACTATTGCTTCTGCACTACTACTCCCAAGAATGTAAGGAATTATTATTTTGTTGCTGGTAGTGTCAAAAACAGGTGCGCTTCCTCCTGTCCCAGCAGCCCTATATGTTGCTACTGATCCAAAAGCTATTGAATTATCTGTTGGATCAACTGTTCCAACAATTGCTTTTCCATGACTTGAACTGCCAGAATCTTTAAAGCATATTACTATTTTGTTATTACTACTATCAAAAACCGCTGCAACATTTTGTGTATGTGAACTTATAAAAGTGACAGGAGTTCCTAGCGTTAAAGTGTTGTTAGAATTGACCGTGGCTACGACAGCAGTTCCATAGTTACTGTTGCTATTGTCCCTATATGCTATAACCATTCTATTACTGTTGCTATCAAAAGCTAAAGCATTATAAAAACCACTGCCAGAGCCAAAAGCAGTTGGAGTTCCCACTGCTTCTGAGATACCCACCGCCGCCGCAGCACTAACCGTGCCATCGCTATTCACGATAACAGTATCTCCAGTGGCTAACGCACCAGAGGCGATAGCACGAACTTCACCATCTACAGGGGCGTTGCCAATAAAGCGCATTAGCTGATCTCTTCGTAGCTTACAATTACTTCCAAGTCGTTTGCTGTGCCAGCAGTGACGGTGATGGAGCGATCTTCCTCAAGGTAAAGAGCTGTGTTCTTGTCAATAGCAATCAACGACGAGTCAGCAGGGACAGACGCAGTTGCAACCAGCGAGTAAGCTGTGCCACCGCCAGATGCTGCGCTGTGCATATCAACAGTCACGTCGCAGGCATTTGTGCCATCGACATTGGCAATCTGGATCATGTTGATCTTGAATACCTTGCCACTGGATGCAGCGTTGCTAACGACCGAAGTCGCGGACGTTGAGGTAAGCGCAACAGTGGCGGATTTGCCTGTGATCGTGCTTACATTTACAATATTTGGTGCAGCCATTTTCTAGCCTCCTTCATCCAAAGACAATTGCCATTGCGATGGCTTTACCTGTTGATATACCAGCACTACCGAAACTGATAGCACCACTTCCGTCAGTTACTAACGCTTGACCGCTTGATCCATCAGATGTTGGGAGCGTTAGCGCAGTAACAAATCCCTGCAAATTTGCATCATAGGCAAGGGCATCTGTGCCAACAACTGGTATGGTTGGCTTGTTACTTAAATCCGCGTAGCTTCCTGATGTTGCTACAGTCGAAAGATCAGTGGAATTTGCAAGCTCTACCCAAGAACCAGAATGTGCAAAATAACCTTTTCCTGTCGCATGGACGTGCGCAAACATGCCGTGATACGTTGATGCACTAGGCAAGTCGTTTGTCGTAGAATATACGTTGGCAAATAAAACTTTATTGCCGTTTCCGTCTATATCACCGCTCATAGTGCCGCCAGCTTTTGGCAACGCAGCATCAGCAGTCGTACCTTGTGCGGCTGTGGCGTAGGCGGTGGCCGCTGTGAAAGCGGCAGTTCCAAGGTCTGATGTCTTTGCTAGTGGGTGTCCGCCAGCCGTAGAACCATCGTGAACAACCACAACGTCTTTGTCTATGTCAACTGTAACTTCGCCAACCGCGCCAGTGAATGAACCGTGTTGGGATGTTGTCCCGCGTCTAAATTGTACTTGCTTCGCCATTACGCCAACGCTCCATAATCATCTAATGACGCAACTGCGCCTGTTAAAAGGCCATAGTCTTCATCCAGCGCCAAGTCTTCAGCGGTCGCCGTAACCATCACGATGGCACTACCCGAAAGATTAATTGCATTATCTGAGTTATTACTCTCGCTTACTGTGCGCGATAAGGTGGTTCCACTAGCAGTATAAACACCAGTACCAATCTCCCAATTAGCGGCATCTTCAATCAAATAACGAACCGTATCCTGATCGGACACACCGCCATCACCAAACGTCTGATAGCCAGTTTCAGCCGATCCAAGAGTTATCACCCCTGTCCCAGTTGTCGCCGTGGCAACCTTAACGCGATTTGCGAGAACAACCATTTTTCACCTTATGCGATTTGCAGAACACCATTAGCCGCACTAAAATCAACAGTTAAGCTGTCGCCATCATTGAGAGTCAAAGATGAACCATAGTCATAATAACCGATCAAAGCGTCAGCAGGCGCGGTCACTGTGTCATTATAAATGTAAACATATCTAAACGGGCCTGTTGAGCCGCCTGTAGATGTTAACGTAATGTCCGCTAAAACCAGCTTGTAAGTTCCGCTAGTTTGCGTGGAGGAAGATGTTGTCACATTGCGGGATGACAAGTTTGTATAAGACGCCTCGGTTACATTGGCGAGAATACCATTCCCATCCGTAGCGGGATTAGTTGACTCAGATGCTGGCGCTGTGTTTGACAGTGCGACCACAACTTGGTCACTCTCCAGGTCCATATTATGGACCGCATTCACAACGAAATCGTTTACTTTGTTAAAGGTTGCCATATTACGAACTCCGTAGGTTTAAGCATATGCAAGCGCATTGTATCTCATTTTATGTTGGCTGACTAGGCCAAACTGGGTTGCGGGGGTCTGTTGTATTTTCTGGAAGGTCTAACAAGACTTGACGATAGGTCGTATATTCAGACTGTTTAGCTTCATCAAAGCCAGCCCACCTTAGAGGATTGCTTACAATTGGGTCAAGCTCGGACAACAGCAAGTCCCTTTGATGCCTAAGCTGCCCCCAAGACATTGCTTCATCCCAAACCCATGACTCTGATGCTTTATCAAAGTCTGCGGGATAGTCTGGTTTGGCTGGAAATTCATGAAGAGAGCCATTTTTTACATAATATCTATCATCATAAAATTCACCTTCCACATAACTTTCACCTGATTGTAAGTTAAGCTGAAGACCCTCTGGCGTTGTGTGCAGCACAGTGCGTATATTATCAGAATTAAATATTGTATAATGTATCAACGCTTTAGCTCCAAGTATTCAACTCTAGGATAAATGTAACGGATTTTCGTTGCATTACCGAGTCCTGTGTTGGCTATCTCTAATGTAATAGTTGTGGAACCTGTTACAGTAGTTTGACCACTCAACATAATCGTCGGGGAACTAATAGCCGCAACAGACGCATCTGTTAGACCTGCTATAGTCGATCCATTGACTTTAAGATTAACATCAAAAGAACCCCAACCCGTCATATCTATGGAATTGCTAGAATTTAACCAAGAAACTGTAAAATAGCCTCTTATTTGCGCAGGCGCTCCCGATGCACTTACTGTCAATGACGCATATGTACTTGTGGTGGTGGTAGTTCTAGGAACATCCGTGCGGTTAGAACCAGTTGCCATTTGAGGGAAAGTCACCATATTGCTGCCAATTTTAGCAGTCGAAATTGCGGCGTCCTGTATCTTTGCATTAATTATTACGGCATCATTAACCTGTGCTGAATTGGTAATAATTCCCGATGTAGCAAGCAAACCGCCTGTAATCGTATTTGCACTAATCTTATTTCCCGTGATCGTTCCAGATGTGATTTTTGCGGCGGTTACCGCGTTAGCCGCCAGCTTGGGCGTAGATATGGCATTATCAGCAATTTCTGTTGAGGTTATAGTTCCAGCTCCAACAACTGCATCAGAGACAACGACTTGCCAAGCTGAACTATCCCAATAATATAACTTGTTATCAGTGGTTAAGAATACCTGTTGATTTGTAAAGTCGCCAGAGGCAGGCAGAGAAGAAACAGGCTCAATGATGTCCAAACCAGCATCAATAAATATCTGCCTCACGCCATTCTCAAAGTCTGGATCATCCAGATATGTTGTGGTCCCAGATACCCCCGACGTAAAGGATGAAGTATTGCCGGAATAGTCAACTGATCTGAGGAAGTAATATCTTGTCAGATTAAGCCCCAGATTTGTGCGTGTGAAGCTATCCCCGCCAGAAATGCCAACTTTGGTTGCACCCGTGCTTGTGTTCGTTGTGTTCTCGTATATCTCAACAAAGTTAAGATCGCTGTCGGCTGGGTTAGTCCACTCGACTGTAATGTATTTGAACCCGCCAGTGGCGCTTATTGCTGTTGGAAGTGCTGGCGCTGTTACATCCCCACCACCCGTAAAGGTAGCCGTAACGAAATCGCCGCGCCGACCGTTTACAGCCACCGCTCTGACCCGAATAATATATTGAACACCGTCAACCAGGGGCGTCAGCTCAATACTTGTTTCGGTTGTAGTTGTCGCCGCATAATTACTATCTGCGACGGCCTTCCATTCAACATCATAATGCGTGATAAATTTATTTGTTGGCGCGGTCCAAGATACGATAACGCTGTTGATAAACGTGCCATCTGTTGTTGTTCGACCGCCGCCTGCCGTTGTTAGGCTTGCTATATTTAGGGATGCAGTTGGGTCTGTGAGCGTGCTGTCATTGCCTGTAATGTCGCTCTCTTCAGCCGACCAATTGAATGCAGCGGATGATGTTTCACGCAACGTAAGGCCAACGCGAAGGTCACCAGCATCACCATCATTGCGAAACTTCCAACCGACAACCTCAAATTCCTTTGCCGAAAAACCATATCGGTCCATTGTAAGCGCAATTATATCACCGCACTCAACCTCAAAAGCCTCTAGCCCAAAGTCACCCGAAAGGGTCATTTGCTCACGACCACGGAAGAGAGTCATCTTGGCCAATCTTTGAGCCATTGATGCAGATGTGGTCAGCGGCAAAGCTAAATCAAGCGCACTTTCAACACCGTTATCGTCCGCAATAAAAGACGATGATCTTATCTCAGGATAGTCAGCACGAATAAAGCCCTGATCTGCATCATTAAATGTACCTCTGACAATGTTAAAGTTGTCACGTCGGCTGTGCTTAGTGTCTAAGGTGATTGGGCCACGCAAGTCATCTAGCGTAAATGTCTTGATTGATGATGTGTACTCTCCGACCTTCAAGTGCCACTCACCTTGACCCCAGAACAATGTGCCAGCGCAAGCCGTCATCATGTCGCCTAGAACGTCGGAAGGTGTCTGATCTAGGCTTATAACGCCGTTGATTTCATAACGGTTCTCTGTGCCACTGCCCGAGAGAGTTACATCTTCATCGCATGTATTCGCAGCGGCCTGAAAGTATGCGTCGTTTGTGTCGCCAGAATTGTCCAAGCCATACGCAGAAACAAGGTAATCACGAATACACAAGGCCGCATTGGCAGAATAAACCGTTGTGGAAGTGCGCGGGTCATATAACTTCTTGCCCTGCACTTTTGCAGTAAACAGCGGCACACCTTCAGCAAAAACGTCCTGATCGTATTCCATACGCACATAAATGTAAGCAACACCCTGGCCCTTAAAATCAGACGTAACAGATGTTTCACTTACTAGATCACTATCTGCGCTCTGGCTATCAGAACCCGTATGCTTTTTGATGCGTATTTTGCTATTCCACTTTGCATCAGTAACGAACCCGTCCGCATCTAAAGTCACGACCTCATCATTAACGTAGATGTCACCTATGCTGTTAACCTCATGGCCAGCAAGAACAATGACTTGATGTAAATATTGGTTTGTGGCACCTGTGCTTTCAATGAACGTAACAACGCCGCCCTTGCGCATCTCACCATATACAATTTGCTGCGGTGCAGTAGCGTCACGGGTATTGACTAATAAACCGCGTGATCCAGCGCCGCCAAAGCTGGGCTTTGGTGATAAAGCACGCAGCGCCCAGGATGTCACTGCGGTGATGGCAACATATCCCACAACATAAATTACAGCCAATGATGCGGTAGACGCACCAACAGCAGCCAGAATGGCATTGCCAACAGTAATTGGATCACGGGGAACACGATCCCAGCTATTCCATTCTTTAACTGTTAGGTCACCTAGCTTATATTTCATGCTTTAATCCACGCGCCCGTTATGAAGTCTATTTGCTGCGAAACTAAACCTTTTTCGCTCAAAAAGATAGCCTTTGTACCTATCGCAATTCCAAGTGCTTCACCAATTACCCATCGCCTAGCACGATCACAAGTAACTAGCGCACCCTTTGGCGGAATGTGCTCAACGCGCGTCAGCTTACAATCAATAGCATCCTGAAGGGTCTTAGATTTAAAAACCTTGCGCAAGTCATCACGCTTCAAATACATGCCACCTTTGGTGTATTTTCCGACCCAATCATCCGCCCAGCCTTCGCCATACATGGCCTTGTAAGCATTATTGGTAAACATAAAGCAATCATTCGTATGCCACTGAAAAGATACATTGCGCATCCTGTCAATGTAATCGTTAAGCGCGTCTAAATCAGGCTTCACCATTTTCAGTTGCCCTGCCCCATACGATTTGCTTGTCTTGTAGCTTTGTGACCCAATCAAAGAATGTGTCATCGCCCGTTAAGCTCTTAGCCGTTCTAACACCAGCATGACTCTCGCGGGTGTATCTGCGCACGTTTGGTCGCTCTAAGACGATCAATCGGCTCTCTACTGTCAAACTGATTGTTGCAGTTTCGGCAGTATCCTGAATAGTCATCTTATCCATAAAGCCGCTGAACACCTCAACAGTGTCTGTGCCAACACCCCAGTAAATAGTTACTAATCGACCCTGGTATTCCTCAGTCAAAGCATAGGAAATTATTGTGCTATCTAGCCCGTTCAAAGTTAGCGTAGTGCCACGGGCAGATAGGTCTGATGCCTCTTCTAAGCCATCTATGGAAAGCAAGTTTCCTGTGCCTGTGTAGGTGTTGCCGTTGATGGTTTTATTGCCGTAGCCCGTCCAGAAGCGCAAATTGGCGGTGTCAAAGTCCAAATCAACCGCGTAGAAGACTTCAATCTCATCGCCATCAAGTGCTGAAAGTAATGCGCCAGGAACTGTTCTACTCATATCGCCTCAAACGCTCCAAATGTTAAACCGTAAATGCTGGCTTCATTTACTGACCAATTCTGTTGATTGCTTGCTAATCTAAACTTGCCAGTTGTGTTAAGTATGTTCACACCCGCACTAGATTTAGATGCTCTTAAAGCTGGCCATATTTCTATATCTTGAGCCGATCCTGTACCAGTAGCATCAACCAGAACCTTATGCAGTGTACGATTGGCCGTCGTTCCGATCTGTATGTAATCGCCAGCAAGTAAGGTTTCGCCTGATGTAATTGTACAAGATATTGTACGATCACCCGCGCTACCTGTAGCAGAATTAACATCATTATTAGTTGTTACGGTTCCGCGCGGAGCCGCTGCCGTAGGGTCACCGAGGTAAAAAGTGCCATATTGCCCACGCAAGCTAATGAGGAAGGCAATCCATTGCTCGGCATCCGCACGCTTCATTGGTGGTAATGTGATGTCAGCTTGCCACATTTCACCGCTGTACGCATGGGCCTGACCCGCGAAAGTAAATGGTGATTGACTATATGCAACCGCATTTACTGCCCTAAGCTCTATATTTGCTATGCCAGTATGAGAGGGCAATGCTAAGGGGTAAGTGATAGCCATTATGCAAAAGCCCTTCCATATGATCCACCGCGCCGTTTAGCGTCTGCAACCGCCGCTTTCGCGCTTTCGGCAATCTGTGGCATCAGTGACTTGATTTCAGTCCGCACAGTTTGTTGCACGCCCGTTGATACGTTGATATTTTGCACAACCGTTACACCGCCACCGCCAGACATATTGTCATTAGAAACGATAGAGCCGCTGCGTGAAGGCACAAACAGCTCTGGCCCCCTCTCACCCACAACATAAGGGTTTCCACGCTGCACAGGCCCACCTATAGCCTTCATAGGTGTAGCGCCGAAAGAAGGGAACGCACCCATGATTGCATTAGAAATAAAGCCTGTGATTTGCTTAACAACAAATATGCGATAAAGTTCTTTTATTATATCGCCAGCCATTGCCCGGAATGCTGATTTGGCGCTTTTTGTACCATCAACCAATGACATAAACGCATCGCCAAACTTTTCACCCATCATTTCAGCTACAGTTGTGATTTTTGCGCCTACCTTATCCGCTGCATCCTCTCCCTCACGCTTTACGCGCTTAAAGTATGAGAAAATATCAACCTTAACTAAGCCGTTCAGATCATCTTTTAATGCCTTGTAGCTCTCAAATGGCTTATCTAATTTTGCACGCAATTCAGATTCTTGATCTAAAAGTATGCCAAATTCTTGATTGAGGTCTTTAAAAGCTGCGTTTGAACTCTTCATAGCCTCATGCAGATTATTTGTTGCAAAATCTGTTCCCATGAAATCGTTCATTAGGGACGCGAGGCTATCTACGGTTTCCGCAAAACCCTCTTTCATTCCGCCTGTGAAGTTTAGCCAGCTCAAACTAATTTCATTAACAAACAAACCAAATTGAACTTTGAACAACTTCAATCTGTCTACAGACCTCGAAAATGCCTCTTTGACCATTGCTGGTATATTCGAAAGAACTACAGCAAAAGTATTTATGCCGTTAACAAGACCATTCAGTGCAATCATCGCACCGTTCTTTAATAGGACGAAACCTTTTTTAACTAGATCAATTGCTGGCCGGACAAAATCAATTAAAGGCTGGAATGCGACCTTCATATCTGATCCAAACCGCTTAAAGTCAAAAGATAGCTTTGTAGACCTATCGCCCATCAATGCCAATGCACCACCGACCGCAATCAATGCACCTAGGATCATACCTTTAGGCCCAAATATCGACGCAAGCTGCGGACCCTGCATGGTCATAATACGCAGCGCATCCGTACCCATTGAGGCTTGAACCGCCATATCCTGAAACTGGAGGGAGGCCATGCCCAGACCACGGGTCATGCCCTTATTGGCACGGGCGACGTTGGTCATCCCTTTGACCTGCCTATTCATATTGGCAGTTGATTTTTGCATGGTCTGGTTAAGCGAACCGAGTTGCGTCTGAACCTTTTTCATCTCAGGCACAGCGTTGCCAACAGCGTTCATTTGGAAAGTTAGCTTCTCAGTCGCCATTGTCTTTTTGCTCCGACTTGATCCTGAAATATGCGACCCATTCGTTATATTCTGAAAGGCTGATTTGCTCTATTTCACCTATGGTTTTTCCGAGCAACTCAGCTAACGAAATCAGATTATATCTAAAAGGGTCGCATCTTAGTTTTTTTCGTGTTCCTCAACAGTTACACTTTCAAGGATTGAGCCAAATACCCTAGCAATTAAGTTTATTGGCTCACCCATCAAGATCGGCTTATCCTCAAGCGTGAACAATGATTCACCAGCATCGCTTTCACACTTTCGAATAATCATATCAATCATAGCCGACATTGTAGGATTGTTGATGAAATCCTTATGTTTACGTTGGATTTGCTCCATGTCACGCGCCGAAACTGTTGTGAAATAGAGGCGAAGTGGCTGATCTCCCTCGCCCCATTCTTCCACATCCAGAAAACCCCGTTGCTCTTCCGCCCGTTTTGCTGCAATACGTTTCGCTAATGACATATTAGCTCACCGTCGTTTCCGTTAGAGCGCCCGACCCTTGGATGCTCAACGACGCTTCCACCAAGCCATCAAATGATGAATTGATTGTGCGCCCAGTGACAATGGCAGAACCGCCATAGTATGTGTCACCAGATGTTGCACCTTCTGGGTAGAAGTTAAGCGTGACCTCAGAACCAACCGTCAAAGCACCTTGACCGCTTGTGTCTGTTTCATCCCAGAAAACATCAACGGAACCCGTAAAGTTTTTGAGTGAAGGCGAGTATGTGCGTGATGTGTCGCCCATAGCCGTCGTTTCAAGTGTATCCGCTGTTTCTTCAATGCTGAAGGTGCGGATTTCTGCAATTACAGTGTCTGAACCAGCCGTTCCAACTTTGACGGTTCCTTCACTTCCTGTATGTGTCGCCATTTCAAGACTCCTACTTGGCTAATTCTACGTCACTGATAGCTGTAACATATCGTATTGAATAAGTCAGCTTGGCTATACCAAGTATTTGGTCAGCCTCACCGTCAAATTGTATTTCAGTTGATGTCAAAACGCTAAACTTAGCAAGACCATTGATGGTAAAATCTCCGGCTAATGCTTCCTCAACTTGAACGGCTATCGCGTCCACATCATCATCAAACTTACTTGTTTCGCGGACATAAATGTCAATGTCTAGCGTAAGTTCGCGGATAATGTCAGTCACGCCTGCATTCATGCGCTCACTGGCTTCAGAGCCAGTATAGACGCTGATTGCAGGCAAATTTGTGTCATTCAGTGGATGAACTCGCGTAGTAAACACACGACGTTTAACTAAGCTCACGTCAGACTTTAGTTTCTCGGCCACTCGGTCCCTGATTTGCTTGCGAACGTGTGCCATCTATTGTTTTTCCAACTGCAATGTTGTTACGCCCGTTCCATCGTGCAACCAAGCCACAACTCTATATTCGACGCCACTTACAATAATAACATCATCTTCAGCAATGTACGGAACATCCGCCGTCCGACAAGTAAAGCGCGGTTGCTCTTGATGTACTGCCGCAATGCCGCCAGCATCAACTGGCACAGTTTCGTTGTCAAATATACCCGTGATAGAAGTGTCGCCCAAGCCAAGTTTGCGCCGATAAGATACGCTAGACGCAAATTCATCTACGTCCAATATAGCATTTAGGTCATCAGCGAATGGAATAGCCATTATTCACTTTCATCAGTTTCTTGTAGTTGATCTTCAGTCTCGTCATATTCTTCAGCATAACCACGCGCAATAAGTTTTGTGGCTATAGCGTCATGCACCTCATGTACGGTCCCCTGACCCGCTGTAATGTCGCCCCATCGCGCAAGTTTAAGCAAAGTTATCTTCATTTCTTAGACCGTGTTGATTTAGGCGCTGCCGCACGATCTTTTGGTGCAGCAGTCGGCTTAGGTTCTGGTGCGGGGGCGATACGACCGTATGAAGTCAATGAAGCTGCCTCATCCGCAGATAATTCTATAATTTCACCAGCTTTTCGTGATGCGCCTGATGCAACGCAAGATTTTAAGATAATATATTTCATTTTTGACCCCCCGTTAGAGGGGGCGGCATTTGAGCCGCCCCAAGTAAGCATTATGCGCCGTCGTTGTTGACTGCGAAGCTCACCGCGTGACGTACTGCTACGTCAACAGTTTGCAATGCAACAATGCGAACTGTGCCTGATGTTGACGCTGTATATGGATCAACTGTGATGTCCAATCCGCCATACATACCAATCAACAAGTCAGCAAAGTTGCCAAAGTACAAGTCACCAGCGGTAACTTGGTTTGATACGATTGCATTGTAACCGTTAAGCTGGTTGCCATCTGCAACAAACAAACCAGAGCCGGAGTCTTTTGCAGTTGTTTTCAAAGCGCCCAGCATCCCGGCTGGCAGAATGTAAGCCAAGTTGCCCATCAAAGCATTATCTTCTGCAACCGCTGTTTCCATCGCAACAACTTCTGCAAAAGTTGGGTTAGCTGCGGCGAAATCAGTTGGAGCATTGATGCCTGATGTGTTCTTGATGCCTGTTGGCTGACCAGAGGAACCTGAACCTTGCAAAGCACCGTTGTCGATAGCCAATGCGATGCCTGTTGAAAGGTCATTACGCACCAGGTTTTCGATGTCTAGGCTTGACTGCATCATCATCAAACGAGTGATGTCTGTAAATGCGCCAACAGTCTTAGGTGACATTGTTACCTGACCAAATGTTGGTTCACTTTCAGTGGACGCGCCACCTTCAGTTGCAATCCATGCACCAGATGATGCGGCAGTCTTTTTCGGGATTTTTACGTCGCCAGAAAGACCTGTCAACATTGTTGCACCAGCTTGCATCACTGAAGACGCATTGCGAAGTACATCAATGAAATCACCGCCACGATAGGCTTCTGCAACCATCGCGCTGTCATCAGATGTGTTTAGATCACGTTGGTTCCAAGAGCGCAAAACGTCGTGTGGCAAATATAGACCTTGTGGGTCAATGCCTGCACGCTGTGCTGCATCGCGTGATGCTTCAAACTCAAACTCTGCATCGCGCTGGGCGTTGCGGTCAGTTGGGTTTGCCATCGCACGAATTGCCTTCATCAAAGAGAAATCACGGACTTCGCTTTTTGTAAGGCCAATCTCTTGCGTATCAAGTGGCTGGTTTCCAATTGCTTCCAAAAGTTCGCCACGGAACTCCGCAAGTGTGCGGCCTTCTGCAACGGCTTTATCTGCCATGTCGCGCTTGCTGTGCTTTGCTGCCAAGCGATACATTTCAGCAGTGTCTTTAGCTGCGGAACGTGCTGCGTCTGCGCGTACCGCCTCTACATCAACTTTGACTTCATCTGTCATAGTCTTTACCTCATTACGAGTTTCAGTTTTGGGTTTTGCGGGTGGCGCTTCTATTGCGGAACGTCCGACGCCGACTGTCCTGTCAGCGGGGATGGATACAACCGAAACTTCCATAGGTAGCCAATTATCAACGCGATAGCTATTCGCGCCTTCCTCGACCATTGAGTTGACATGATAGCCAACGGAAATGTTGCTTCTGATACCATCAACAACATCATCGAAAACCTCTTTGGCAAGCCCATTCCTTCCGAAACGAACCGTCGCGCGTAATCTACGCGCCGAGCCATCAAGGTTAACATCCTCCACAACACCAATTTGCTGGCGCGGATCGTGATCCAGCAACAAGGGCATCGTACCTGAACGAGCAAAGCTAAGGTCAATGCTCCGCTCATTGTGATCTAATACTTCATTTCCAAAGCTGCGCTCAACTGGCTCTTCACTTGATACAGCAATTCGAACTGTGCGCATCTCTTCATCAACAACCTTATTGTCAAAGATCATGTTGCGTGTCTTCATCTCTTCACGCTCAAAACGCTCTTCAGTCGTTTCCTCATCATCTTTTGCGTAAGTTATGACAATTGTGCTTTCGGTTTCTTCAATGTTTACAATATGACGCTCTTTGTCTTTGTAACCACGCTCCGCCGTTTTGGTCAACGTAGAAAACCGATGCCCGACCATCCGACCAGAGGCTTCATAGCCATCCTCACCTTCGCGGTACACTTCAATCAGAGCCGCTGGGTCATCCGCATCACCATTTACGGTAAAGTCACTATCTGGCACGCTTATTGAACCGTCACGCTCTATACGGTCAATCTTTCCATACGCCTCACCGCCTGAACTGCCCCAGCTAACAAAATCGCCAACTTTTAGACCATCAGGTTCTGCACGAACTTCATCAGTCATTGTTTCATCCTCAATATCTTGGGGCATTATATCAGATTTATGTGCATCTTGCATAGTGCGTTCCTCTTTCTTCAGATTTTCAGATATTCGACGGCTCCATGAAAACCCTGCATCACCACCCCATAACGCCCAAGCTATACGCCCGTTGGACGGGTATCCATCCTCACCTTGGCTGAAACCTTCAGCTTTCTTATCAACCTCATGGCGACTAAAAAAAGAATACATACGCTTTACCGTATCATCTGACAAATTCTTGCCACCAGATATGTCACGCGCTCTAGCAATACCCACTTCAGTTCCACCACGACCAAATTCACGTCGCCAATCAAGGCCACGCTGCGCTTCAGTCTTCATCCCATCAGTCGGTTTGTGAGACATCTTCACCCTCCGCTAAAACTGGCAACTTATTACCAAATGGCTGGTAAGCCATGCTAAGGCCAAATTGATCCGCTGTTTCCTGGTCACGTTGGATTTGCGCAAACGTATCTTCAGCATCACGACCGTAATTCGCAGCAATGTCGGAGTGGCTAATAATACCGTTCTGCAACCCTACGACCGCAGCGTTCATTTCCTTGAGCGGGTCAACCCACTGGAAACCACGGCCACGCCAGTTAACGTCTTGCGTAAACTTTGCAACCTTAGCGTCACCACTTATAGGGATAAATCCAAATTGCATCGTATGATCCAGCCACATCCGATATAATGGATCAAGGAAGTGGTCGATCATAAAGCGATGCAAAGTCTTATAAAAGTCACGTTCCTCTAATGCACCTTGCCTAATTGACGAATAGCTTGTGCCTTGTAGGTCGTTGGCCAATGATGTGTAGCTAACGCCCAAACCACCAGCTATCCCGCGAAGAATTGACTTCTCAAAGTCAGCAAAGGCACTTGTCGGGTGGGTGGGGTCAAATGCCTTGAAGTCAACGCCAGCGGGTAGCTGGTGGAATGAACCCGCTTCCGCATCATAGATCGGAACTGTATTATCGGCATCGTCAAAGCCGTCTGCCGTAAAGCCATCACCAGCGGGCGACGTAAAGAAACCCATCTTAGCCGCGCCCGTCCGCGCAGCAATAAGTTCAGCCTCGCGATAACCATGCAACATCTTCAAGGATGTGATAGCCGCTGAAGACCAAGGAACACCGCGCGTTTGACCAGCACGATCTGGCTTATAGATGTGCATCATTTCTGACGCTGGTATAACTTCATATTTCCGCTCATTAGCTGGAAGCATGTAATCATAGTCGCCTTTATGGTAAGTCAGCACATGATAAGACACTGGCCGTCTTGTTTGCTTGTCTAATTCAACACCCATGCGGATTGAATTGCCAGATGGTGATAATTCGTTCTTTTCCTCATCCACCCTATCAGGCTCAATAACCTGTAGAGCGATCCCGTGGCGCAAATAGTTGCCTTTTACGATCTGAAGGAAGACTTCGCCATCGCGTGCCACACCAGTGATAACATGGTTGCATAAATCTATTAATGACATTTTGCCATCGACTGTTGCACCGCCCATACGCGCAAACTCACGCCAAGCGGACTCAATCATGTTGTTTCCAGCTCTATCTAAGCTATTATCAGGGTTTCGGCCTCTGACTTGGACATTAAAGCCGTTTTCACCCACTACATTGACACGCAAAAGCTGAAGATAGCGACGGAAATACTCGTTATTTCGCTCTAAATCTCTGCTGCGATTGCGAATATCGCGCAAAGCCCAGCGAATTTCACTATCTGCACTTCGATTTGAACCGTTAAAATCAGCGAATAATCTACCCTTTGAGGCGGCAGCATAGTTACGCTTTGACGGTTTGGCCTTATTAGCGCGTCTAAATATGTCCATAATACCCATCAGCTAAACCTAACTTTTACCGTGTTTGCGCTTGCTTTGCCACGCTTAATCAACTCTTCACGCTGGTGCTGTAAAACTTCTCGCTTATACCTATCCCGCGCAATCATAAGTTCATCAAACGACATTTTAGTTAATGATCTGCCAGCGATAGAATAAGAACCAACATCACTATCGGCCTTACCCTCAAGGATTGTTTCAATCTTGGCTAACATAATCTCAGAATGTATTCTGGGGTCAGATTGATTAACGTCTAAATCTGCTATGGCCTCAAATTCACCACGCTCAATGACCAACCTATTTCCAGATGACGTTTCAGTAATCTCAAGTTGCCAATGATACCGACCAACAGCAAAATCAGATGACGTAGTGCTATCGGCAGTGAATAAATAATATCCCGTTGCTTCCGTTGCGGGTAATTTTATCTCGCTAGAACCGCCGCCAGTTATTCGCGCCACATATTCAGCAGAATGTGTTGCGGTTGGATAATCTTGAACAATCTTAGATTTCTTCCACTGGATAAAGTCACCAACTACTATTTCAGTCGGTTCACCCTCTGGTGCGTTTGCTGCATTGAATAAATTCGCCATATCTTACCTATACCCATGAACAAACGAACTGCGACGTGGAACAGACGGACGCCGCAAATGCTTTGGTTGTGACGATTGTACACTATTTTGTGCCTTTTTAGCAATCGCTTCCATATTAATGTTTAAAAGGGCTAGAGCGGCGGTCGCATATACCCGACAATCGAGTGCTTCGTTGCGCGTTCTGATCTTCACCCATTCCCGTCTAGGACGGCCCTTAAAGTATCGAACGACCTTCTTTTCCGCCGTCAGCATTCGGAAATATTCCTCTGATCTATCGCTTGGAAAGTGGCAATAACCATCCATTTCATCGTTCACCTTTAGACGCGCATACACTAATTCCTTGGCCGTGTCTGTACCTACTGGAAAAAGATTGATTTTACCTATGTTGTTCTTTGATGGCCTTCCTATTATCGGCTTACCTTCGCCACCAATACCTTTGATAGCAAATACGCGCTTTCCAGAACGGTTCTTGACGTAATTATACACTGCCTGAGTAAAATGGCCACCACTATCAATGCAAGTCGCGCGGATAGCCATCTCACCGCGCTCTGCGTGCGTAAAGGTCTGACTTAACGCTTCATCAAGGTCCATCCAAAGCTGTGCCGTTGACGGGTCGCCGTATATTTCACGATATTCCAGAGAATAACTAGCCTCAGTTCGCGTCCAGCCAACAAGCTCATAAGCGACACGATCATCCTGTATGTCTACGCCGCAAGTAATCAGCAAAACATCATCAGGCAAACCATCGCCCCAATCAGATCGACGTGAAATCAAATCATATTCGTCAATACCTTCACCTTGCTCTTCAAATGTTTCGCCCAAAGTCGTGTTTATCCACGTCCGCAATCGCATTGGATCACTTTTAGCCTGCAAAAAGTCCCGCGCAATATCCGCCAATGGCGTCCAGGGTGAATATAAGCCAGACAAATGGAACCCAGCCGTCTTGCCGTCGCCTTCTGCGGTTTTGCGCCACTCACCTGCGCGGATTGCTCTCCAACGATCCGCATCGCTCCAAAGTGACCCGCAATGCTCACACGCATATTCTGCCGTGTTTGGGTTTTTGTCTTGCCAATGAACCTGCGCCCATTTCAAGTGCTGATGCTCACCACAATCCTTGCACTTCACAAAATACTTGCGCTGGTCACTATCGCCATAAGCCGCCTCAATCCGACTTGCGTTCTTTTCAGTCGGAGTCGAAACTAAGATAATCTTTCGGTTCCAGAATGTTGCGCTACGCTTTTTAGCCAAACTTACTGGATCACCCTCCGTCCCCGCTGAAATTGGGTATCGGTCAACCTCATCGCAAAGTATCAACCGACACGGACGCGAGGCCAAGCTGGAAGGTGAGTTTGCACCACAAGCGGTAACGTGACCGCCAGCAAATACCTTATGCAAAGTTGTATTTCCGCTATCTCTTGATCTAGGGTCTTTTATTTTATCTGATAGTGCAGGGGTATCGCGTATAGCTGGCGCAAGCCTATCCTTTGACCAGGTTTGTGCCATTTCTAACGTCGGTTGCACAACTAACATTGGGGCAGGGTCTTGATGTATATGAAAGCCAACAACATTGTTGATTAACTCAGTCTTGCCAATCTGTGCAGCGGTCATCAATACAACTGTTTCAATATCGGGATCACTTACAGCATCCATCATGCCCCTTTGATATTCAGCACGGCTAGTTGACCACCGACCAGCTTCAGCGGAGCTTTCCGACGATAACTGCCTATAAGTGTCAGACCATTCAGAAACAGTCAGTTTCGGAGGCGGAGCTAAGGCATCTGCCATAACCTCAGCAAGCCGCCTGCGCAACTTTTCAGTCTGTTGTTTATCTACCGTATCCGACCAGCTCACTCAGTGCATCCTGCATATTAAGTTCAATCAGTTCTTTAGCTTCTTTCACGTTGGCGCTTGCGTGGACTTCTGCCGCTATCTTTGAGGGCATCGCTAAGAGTTTCGTCTTCGCTTTAAGTAGTTGCGTTTCGAACTCTTTCGCCACTTTCTCGATATATACCAAGTCACCACGCTCAATCGCGTTTTCCATTTCCTTTGCGTCAGCTTGCTCCTTAGCTAATCTCGCCCGTTCAGCGCCCAAATCCAAATCACCAGATGCAGCCCGACCTGATGCGATTGCGCGAAAGTGCTTTATATATTGAGAACGCACTTCATCAATGTCATATTTTCCGCGCGGTTGTTTATCTATCACGCCATCATCAATCAGCTTTGCTAATGCAGGCTGGCTAGTGTTCAAATGTTGCGCAACTTCCGACATAGACGACATATTATTATAACCCCCCTATAATAGCTCTATCGCTAGAAATGATTCGTGGTTCGAATTACC